CAAGTCTTGAATCGATGCCGCCAGGATGCGTTGCTGGTTGGCTAGGCCGCCGCTGGTGCGCTCAAAATCGCCCTGCGCGTCGGTGGTTTGTTTGTAGATCGCTGCTTGGGCAGCCAGCACTTTTTGTTGGGCGGTCAGCGCCCCAGTGCCGTCATAGATCCCGAGCGCCAACGCTTCCTGCTTCAGTACCGCGTCGGACAACAGCACGCCGTATTGGCGGATTGGTTCGGATTCGCCGCGCAGAGCCGCGCCGATAGCCACAATGGCTTGCTCGGGGGTCGTGTTGTTGAATGATGCCAGGTCGGCAGCCAGTTTGGTGAAATCGGTGCTGAACCCTGCCAAATCGGTGCCGGTCAGCCCTGCGGCTTTACCGAACACGCCAAACGTCGACGCCGCATCCAGGGCAGCTTGTTTGCTGATGCCGAGCGTTTTGGCGGTTTGGTCACCGAATGCCAGCACTTCCTGGGCGGCCTGCCCGAAAATGACACCCGTTTTGCTGACCGTTTCGTTCAGGTCGCTGGCGGCTTGCACTGCTGGTATTGCTGCGGCGGTCAAACCACCGAGCGCAGCGACAGCAGGCAGGAATGCCTTTTTCATTGCAAACGCGGCTTTTTCGCCGTTGGTTTCTAGTTTCTTGAATTGTGCAATGGCGCGGTCGATACCTTTGCCGTCAAAATCGGTAATGATTGGAATGTTTATCGCCATCGGTAACTCTCCATGTTGCGCTGGATTTGCGCCGATGCTGTTTCAACAGCCGTTTCTACTTCGCGATTTATTTGCTCAAGGCGGCGGTCTGCGGCTTGCCACATCACTTTGCCGCGTGTACGACCGAACACCAGTGACGTTTGGGTAGCGAATGAGTTGCTGGTGCGTGTGCCAGCAAACTCAATGATGGCGGCTGCTGGGTTGCCTTGGCGCACACTGATCACTGATTTGCTGCGCTGGGATGTCGTGATTTTGGTCGTTACGCCGCTTCGGGCTTTGGACACTGACCACGGGAAAATTGGGCGTGCGCCCAGGTTCCATGTTCGAGCAAACCCTGACGGCATTTGACGGCCATACAACATTTTGGCTTCGTCGGTTAGCGGCTTCGTGATTTGCTTGATGTCACGGGCGAACTGTTTACGTAGTTCAGGGTCAAGGGCACGCAGCTCTTTCAGGGTTTCTTTTACCCCAATCACTTCCACGGTCGTTGCGGCCACTATCTGCTCCTGCGCTGCTTGTTTTGCTCCTCGATCACCTTACTGACCGTCACTAGGTCGTTGGTGTCAAATTCGATGTGCGGCGGCCACCAGCCGATTGACACCAGCAGTTCGGCTAGTGATCGTCGGATGGTGCCGCGGGGGTAGGGTTTGGCTGCTCCTCGGTAACAATCTCAATGTGTTCCAGCTCGTTGATGAACTGGTCAAATGATGCCGGTACAACGACTTTGTGCAGTTTGCTGGCCTCAAATGCCAAATACGCGATGTCCTCAATGCCGAAACCGTTGCCCATGTCAGACGCTTTGCGCTTAAAACGTCGTTCCCATGCAACGATCGTGCCGAGCGTTGTAGCAACCTCGTGTTCGTCGCCTTTGCGCTTGTATTTGATCGTGACTTGCATACCTAGCCTTTCGTGTCGGGCCGATTGTAGGCCAGGGTTACGGGGTCGTGTCTACGGTGTACGCGCCGCCAGTGAACGTCACATCAACGGTTGACAGTTCGCCCATGCTGGCATTGATTACGGGCAGCTCAGCGAGAAATGCGCCGGTGAGCGTAAAGCCTGGGTTGGTTGCTCCTTCGCTGCCGGTGGCTGGCTTGACGATCACGTTGGTGGTCGTGCCGACAAGTGCCGACAGTGTGGCGTAGGTTTCGGTTGCCGCGTACGACATGTACAGCGACAGCGTGACCTCGTGGTTGCCCAAGCCTTTGGTGTATTTCCGTTCGGTGTCACCAAAGGCGGTTGCCTCGAGCTGATCAAAACGGTGCGTGAATGTCGCGGCGGTGCACTGGTCGGACAAGTCAACCGAGTTCACGGTGACTACCGGGTTGGCTAGGTAGGTGCTGGTTGCCATGGGGGGTTACTCCTTCGTGTCTGTTTTGACTTTACGCGGTTTGGTTGGTTTTGTCGCGGATTCCTCGGCGGCTTTGATGAAGCCACCGGCGATCAGGCCAGCGACGTTGATGCCGTTGGCGGCTGCGCCGTCGATGTCGTATTCAACACCAGGCTTGCCTATTCTTGGGCTGACCACGATCCATTTCATGCGGTTTGCACCTGCATTTCAACGGTCAGGTCATAGCCAGGCACAATCGTGCCACCAATGTCCAGGCTGGTGGGGCGGCCTTCGGTCACTGCCACGTTTTTGGCCAGCAGGTTCGCGGCGATTGATAGCAGCTGGTCTAGGGCATCCTGGTTGCCTGGGCCGCTCGAAATGAGCTGCACGGGCACCGACATTTTGGCAATGTTGTAGTTGTACGGCGTGAACGTCGGTGCACCGATCAGCACGCAACCTGGGCTGATGTTTCGTGGGTCACGCACCACGGGCAGGCCACTGATCGTCAGCAGTGTGGTGGCGAGATCGTCTAGCCCTTCGTTGAACAGCCCGGTGCCTGGCATCAGGCCACCTGCGGCCGGTCAATTCCGAGAAGCTGCTTGACCATGGGTGCCATGCCGACCATGGGGGCGGTGCCCATGCCGTCAAACGTGGCGAACGCGTCACCCAGGCTGCCTCGGGCACGGTACAGCGCACCTGCGTACATGATCGTGCCGAGCTTGACATCCTGGCTGGGCACGGTGGTCAGGCTGTCTACGTATCCGGCTTCCTGCCTGCGCCGATAGCAAAACTGGTTGCTGGCGGCCGCCGCGGTGGTGATGAGCGCCGTGTCGTTTGCTGATGCCACCGTGATGTTCAACCAGGCAGTCACATCGGCTGCGTTGATCCACGTGCACGTAGGGGTGCTTGCCAGTGTGCCAGTCGCTGCTTGGCGTGAAACATCATCAGCCGTCTTGGCGTACAGCACTTGATTGGCGATTGGCTCCTGAATGTCGTAGAGCAGGTCGCCTTCCGTGTCTACCCCAGTGAATCGGTACTGGGGTAGCGCTCGGATGGTGTACGTGCCGTCGAATGTGGCATCCACACCGGCAACGGTGATGGATTGCCCCAGTTCAAGTTCGGCTGATGTCAATAACTGCAGAACAGCGAAATTGTCCAGCAGGTATTTGTTGGTGACCGTGTAAGTGGCCATAACTGTGGCCCCTTATCCGATCAGTTGACGACGATGTACTTGACTTGATCCGCGTCTGCGATGAACGTGGCAACGTAGCCGTAGTAGCTGAACGTGCGGCCGAGAGTGCCAGGCACTTCAACCGACATCAGGCCGCGCACCTGCTCGTAGAACTCGCAAGCTTGCGCTCGAGCAACGTACAGGGTGCCAGCGGCAAAGTTGCGGTCAGCAACCAGGTTCAGGCCAAACGGGTTGAACGTGTTGGCCACCGTGATGTTGGCGGTGCCCATTCCGTTTACGCCCATCAGACCAGCTGCACCGGCGTATGGGAAAATCGGGCGCTTGTCTCCGTCGAGCTGTGCGCCGAGCTTCTGCCACACATCGGGCGACACGAACAACGTGTCGGGCAAAAAGTTCGTGGCGGTCAGGATGTCGGTCGCTGCGTCGTACAGTGCTGCGATCAGCGTGCTTGGGTCGTTGGCGGTCACTGTCCAGGTTGAACCCGAAGCGGATGCGCCGCTGGTGATTGCATCAGCAGCAACGTCATCAGACTTCAGCATGTACTGGCCAGCAAGGTCGCGCAGGATGATTTCCATTGCGGCAGGGCTAGTGAAATCAATGTCTTGCACCGACAGCGTGACTTGACCGGCAAGCGTGGTCTTGGTGACAACGTTGCTGGCGATCACTGGCGTGGTGGCCGACACTGGATCAAGTTCGGGTGACTGTGCAGCCACTGACGGGTGCGTTGTCCACGTTGGGCGAATGAACGTCTTGCTGTTGCCGCCATCTGGCATTGCACGAGCACCGATCGCTGCAACAACGGGGCGCACATAGTTCAAGTCCTGGAACACTGGGCCAAGCACGGGCACTGGCAACAAACCAGGCGTGTCGGTGGTGAGCACATCGCCAGCCGCGGCTTGCAGTGCGCTTTGACGTGCACGCGCAGCCTCAACGTATGCCTCGTTGACTTTGCGGAACGTGTCGCCACCAATGTGGTACGCGGCAAGGTATTCACCGGCTGACGGCATGCCAAAGTTGCGCTTCGGCTGTGCAGGCAACGGGGCCGTGGGGATCACTTCCTCAGCGGCAGCTTCGATCTTTTCCATGGGGGTGTTCTCCTTCTCGGATGTCATAGGGTCATTATTGTCTAGCGGATTTGTTTCGTGGTGGATACTTGCAGCAATGTCGGTGATGACAGCACCAGCGAATGCCGGTACGGGCACCAGGCTCAGCTCGACCCATTGGGCGGCCTTGACAACCATGGTGTCGCCATCCATTTTCCATTTGGTCGGGTTGATGCCCACTGAAACGCTGTCCAGCACGCCTTCCTGGGCCAGCACTAGGGCTTCGTCGCCAGCTGCGGTCGCCGCGATACGGGCTGAAAACATCATGCCCTCGTCGGTCTCGACACGCTCAGTAACGACCCCGACGGGCTGGGTTGAGTCGTGATACATGAACAGTTTTGGTGCTTTGCCGTCTACGGGCAGCGCACCGGCTTCAATGCGTACCTTTTCGCCGCCGGTCACCACGGCATCCACGCCATACGGTACGGCCACGCCGCTGATGGTGCGTTTGCGGTTACCTTTGCCAGCCTCGAGCCATACCTGGGCTTGCAGCTTGATTGGCTTGATGGCCGCGGCTTGCATTTCTTCCATTTCGTTCTCCTCCTCAATCTCGAGTTCGCCGCCTGGTTCGATGCCTTCTTCGTTGCTTATCGCAACCATTTGGTCAATTGCGTCTTGCTTCATTAGGTGGCAGCCGCGTACTTCCATGTCAGCGGTCACCACTGCCCAACCTGCACAATCCTCAGCGTCTTTGGTGATGTAGTACGGCATTAGCGTGCCAGCCTTTCTTGCGTGTTTTCCTCAATCACGGTGTCATCCATTCGGTCGGCTTCGTAGTTTTCTGCCAGGTATTCCTCAGGATTGAATTCAACGTATGTGCCGCGTGGCAGCACGTTGTCCATGCTCAGGGTTTCTGCGATTGCTTCGGCGTACAGCTTCACGCCGAAAATGTAGAGATCCGCACGCGCTTGTTGTGACGACTGATACGAATACGACCCAGTTGATACGCCGACAAGGTATGGCGGCACGTTTGCCAAGCGTGCGGCCTCGAGCGCGCTGTAGTTCGCTGAGTCGATCAGCAGCATTTTGTCGGGGGTCATGCTGGTTTCCTTGTATTCGACGAATTCGTTGAGTGCCGCGGTTTGGTTGGTGGCACGCGCCTGGTTGAATGCGGCTGCCAGGTCGGCAAGTTCTTGGGCGGTCATTGGTTCGCCGCCTACTTGACGCAACACGCCCGACGGGATGCTGCTTGATGCGTTGCGGTTGCGTGCCGCTTCGATCTTGAGCGCTGTTTCGATTGCGCCTGGCGCGGAATAAATCAAGCCTTGCGCTGGTGACAGAAATTGCACCAGGTCGTCAGGGTTGAGCATGCCGCCGTTGAAATACACTTCTTTTGACGGTGCGAACCACACTGGCCCAACCATGTCGCTGGTCGTGATGCTTCCTGCCGGTAGGCGTGTGAATGATGCTGGGTAGCCGTCGGCGGTGCGGCTGGTGATGTACCAAAACGCACGACCAAACATGAGCAGGTCGTCAAGTGTCCATGCCATGAGAAACTGATAGGGCACGGTTGGGTCGGGTCGCCGCAACCACGTGCGCGGATCAAGGTAGATCTTTTCGCGGCGGCCATCCATAAACCGTTCGTTGTACATGCGTAACGGCATG